AACATAATTTGGTGGAAGTTCAGAAGCCTGTGCTTTAACTTTTCCATCACTTGGATCAAACCAACGATATTGGTAATTTGCTGCTCCAGTTGATGGATCATAAAAAATTTCAAATCCAATTTGATTTGTGTAAATTGGTTTGCCATTTTTATCAATTCCAACTTGGAACTCTCGATCAGTAGTTGATCGTGCAACAGTTACCCACTGACCATTAACATATCGAAGGTCATCAAATGATGCATCCAGTGGCAACTGTAAGTTGTCTGTTTTAAGTTTTGCTTCAATGTTTCCTCTTGCCAATGCAGCATCAGCCATTGATTTGCCGCCAAGATCTCCAACTTTCATTCGGTAAGAGTTAACGCCAGCATCGCTTATTGTTCCAGTATCTAACCCAGCAGTTTGCTGTGTAGTTGCCGATCCATTTCCTTCTCCTGATCCTGTATAGGTAGCAGTAGAGTAAGCAATTGATGGGTCTACACCAGAAGCAACTAGCTCATCATATTTGGCTCGTTGCCCCATGCCAAGAGTTGCAACTTGGTCTCTGAGACCAGAATCTAATGTTTGTGTGCTTGTCGTATCTTTTGCAAGCTGGGTAAGGTCTTTTACACCTTCTGTCAAGCTGTTCTTAATGCTTGTGCCAAGGTCTTTTACTGCTTGAGATATGCCAGTCTTGTTGTCAATGTAATCAGCTACAGCTTGTTTTCCAAGTCGAAGCGCAGTATTTAATGCGGCCTCAGTTGGATTTTTTCCAAGAAGCTCGGCTTGGATTGCAGCAGATCCAATCTTCTTCATCTCGGCAGACATACTGTCATAGCCGGGGATCTGCTTCAGAAGGTTTGGCGTAATGTACGCAGCACCTGCCGCAGCAAGCGCAGATAAAGGGTTTTGGCCCGTCACTGCTGCCATCACAACATTGGCTGCGCCGTTGTTGATTGCGTTTTTGGTGGCTGTGCTTAATCCGGGGATATCCTTGGTAACCGTCGAAACAGCGTTGGATATGGCATCGCTTGCCAAGTTAAATCCATAAGACAATGCCGCTGTTTTAAGTGCTGCTTCAACATTGCCACCATTTTGTGCAGTGCTGATAATTGTGCTGCCAAGCGCAGTAGCAATTGCAGGCGACATGGCGATGCCAGTTGCGCTGCTGATTGCGCTTCCAAGTGCCAACGCAGGGTTGGCAATAATGCTTGCCAGTGTAGGCATTGACAAGATAGTAGAACCTGCTGTCACTGCACCGCTGGTTGCAAGCAATTCTGCGCCTTCAACCATTGCCAAATCTGCGGCAGATAATGTTCCTGCTGTTGCTGCAATTCCTGCGCCTTCTGCCGTTATTGCTCCCGATGCAACCAATTCACCAGCGGCTGCTTCAGCGCCCATGCTGGCAATCATTTCTGCTAAGTAAGGCGCTCCAACAACAACAGCAGCAATTGCCAATATTGGCAACAACAAGTCGCCAAACATACTGCTATGCTTTTCTGGCGTATATTGATTAGGCTGTGCATTTACCCCAAGTACGGACTGGTCTACAGGTACATTTTGTTTGTGCGAAGTATTCCAAGCTGCAAGACCTTGTGTGTACAAGTTGTCAATTGCAGTCTTAGCATCGCCAGCGTTATCAGACCATGCCCGATTCATCGGGATGCCGTACTTTGCTATATGGGATGTATTGAAGACGTTATAAACGTCCATCCATGTTGGCGGCTTATCACTTTGCGCAAGCTGATCAGGCGTAAGGTTGCTAAAGCCATTCAGTTCTGCTTGATGTCTTTCAACAGCAGCTTTACGAGCAGCCAACTGTGCCTCTGTTAATGCTGGCCTTGTTCCGCCTTGATCTTCGCCTTCTATCATTTGCATGGCTTACGCTCCAGTATTTGGGTTAACGGCGTTTACCACGGCAGAAGCCCACACCTGCCAATCATCAAATGCATCAGGCTGAGGTATTCCCTCGTTTGCAAATACGTCGATTGCTTTCAAGCCTTGGCCCCATTTCTTCCAATCAGTTTGCGAATCTGGTATTTCAAGATTTTGTGCTGCATACAATTCAACCATGAGGCAAGCCCACGAATCAAATGAATGATATCGAGGGTCATAGATGAGCGCTGGATTAAGAGCCATATGGTCTCGTATCGCCGATCTCAGCGGTCACAATTACCTTGCCAAGCTGGTAATTTCCACCAGCAACATCAGAGACAAAGCGGAAGCGGATTTCCCTACGTTGCTCACGCAAATCAATCTTGCCTGTGTTTTCGCCAAAGTTATATGGGCCACCAACAACGTCATCTGCCTGAGCAAATGGCCTTCCATAAACATACAGGCTCATCTCTCCAGATTGGACAAAGTCAGGCTCAACACGATCCACGCGCAACCATTTGTTATCACCAACCATTGTTGGTTGAGAGGGGCCACCAGCTACCCAACCAAGGTCGCTTGTCTCAAAGAAACTTGGGATTGCCAATACTTCTTGTCCATCAACCTCATCTGTGCCAATCTCGTGCTGGTACAGTTTTATTAAGTTTGCAACGGTGGAGAACGTCAGCGTATTGGTTCCAGTTGCTGTGGTGACCAAAGAAAGTTGCAAGCCTTGGGCATAAATTGCAGATACTGGAACAGAAAACCCAGAACCAGTTCCTCCAATAGATGCAGCAGCAGCGCTCAATACATTGCCGACGAGGTAGTTAGTGCCACGAGATGTGACGGTCACTGATGTCACAGCGTTGCCAGAAACAACGATTGTTGCCTTTGCACTGAACCCAGATCCACCAGTAAGGCTGACGTTGGTGTACGTTCCGTTCGTGTACAACGAGCCGCCAGTTATTGCTCCAAGCGTTTTGATGTTGCTCGAGGTAATACCAATCACCAAAGATCCAGACGTAATGCCTGTGCCAGAGACAGCCTGATCAAGAACCACGGATGTGTTAAAGGTATCCGAGTAAACAAAAAAGCTGCCACTTGTCAGAACATAGCTGCTTGTAAACAACGGCGTGCTTTCGGTCGTAACCCAGCTTGCCTCGATTGGGTAAGCAAATACCTGCGAGAAGTATCCAGCGCTGCGGTAAGCACCATTGGACAGACCTGCGTCATACCAAGTATTCTCGCGCACGTTGTAGATGATGGCATCGGTGCATTCGGTTGCATCACCACGGGGGTAGAACCACCAGATCTCACCATAACGTGGAACCTTAGTTGCCCATACTTTTTGACGTTGACTGTAGTTCAGGTTGTCAAAGAAGTAGTTTTGGTTCATTTCGTTAGGAATCTCACGGACAACGCCGTTGTACATGAGGAATCGGTCAACGCCACACCAGTAGTAAACACCATCGTACTCAATGGCAGATTGGCTCGAGAGAATCGAAGATTGGCTGCTGATAATGTCATAGCGCCAGTATTGCGGGGGTGTTCCAACTCCACCGATGTAGGACACGCGAATAACGCTGTCAAGGCTCCAGAACAACCCAGAAGGCGCATTGGAGCCACCTCGTACTGGCAAGCCTTGGACAATTTTTCCTGTTGCTACGTTGGTTGCATTTGCATCAGCAGATACCCAATCGTTGGTATTTCCTGCCGAGCAGTTTTGTATTAAGCCGTCATTTCCATAAACAAACAAGTAAGGATGCAACGAAACAACTCCACCAGACACTGAGATGTTGTTGTTAAAAGTAAGCGTTGATGCTCCGCTTGTGGTTGCAGCGGCAGACAAAACAACTCTCTGGTATTGACCAAGGGTAAACACAAACCCCGTTGTTGAACCAACAATGGTGGTTACTGCACTTCCACCAGCAGTCGCAGACAAAGTGAAGGTTGTCGAGTAATTTGTTGCAATGATGTAGTAAGTTGTGCCAGATGTAAGCCCAATGTTATTGGTTGCTGTAAAAACCAAGTTACTTGTGCTTGCAACTACAGTCGTAATCGCCGATCCACCAACGGTGGTAGATAAGGTGAACGTAGATGTTCCGTTCGTCGCAATGATGTAGTACGTTGTTCCGCTTGTAACGCCTGTGTATGGCTTGGTGACAAAAGTCAGTCCTGTTGTCGCGCCATAGGTGTTCAGGATTGCAGTTCCTCCAGAAACAACCGACAACGAAAACGTCGATGTACCGTTGGTGGCTGAGATGTAGTAAGTGGTGCCGGGGATAAGTCCCGTGCCCACGGGGCCAGAGAACGTCAACCCAGCAAGCGTAACTATGTTTGTCGGTATCGCTGCGCCATTGATGCTCGAAGACAACGTAAATGTAGATGTCCCATTGGTCGCAATGATGTAATAGGTAGTGTTAGTAGCTACCCCGCTTAACAATACCGCAGAGAATGTCAGGCCAGTCGTTGTTCCAGCAGTTGTTGTCAACGCTGTGCCGTTGTATGCAGCCGATAAAGTGAACGTAGAAGTACCGTTAGTGGCGATGATGTAGTAAATCTGATTGCCGTTGACACCAGTTTCGCTTCCGCTAAGGGTTCCAGTAACAAAGACTGGCTGTCCGATGTATAAGCCTGTAGTTGCAGTGCAGGAACATTGTCCTGCTATTCCAGTGACAGCAACGCTGGCAAGCGTAGATGACGTAGGCGTTCCACGAACGGTAATTGGCTGGCCTACATACAAACCAGTCGTTGCTGTGCAGGAAAAGTCCCCAGTCACGCTGGTTACCGCCACGCTTGCAAGAGTATTTGTGCTCAATGTCCCAGAGACGGTTACAGGCTGACCAACAGCAAGACCAGTTGTTGCTGTACAAGAAAACGTACCACTCGAGCCAGTGATTGCAACGCTTGCCAATGTTGAGTCAGCAACAGTTCCAGAAACAACAACGGGCTGTCCTGTGTATAAGCCCGTGGTAGCAGTGCAGGAAAACGTACCGCTTGTTCCAGTTACTGTGACCGAAGACAGAACTTGGGTGCCAAGTGATCCTGAAATGGTTACCGTCTGACCAATATAAAAACCAGACGATGATGTGCAGGAAAAAGTCCCCCCCGTGCCTGTAACTGTCACACCAGCCAAATTTGGGGCTTGGAGGCTTTTTGATACCACTGTGGTGCCAGAGGGTATGCCAGTACCTGACACAGTTTGTCCAGCGCCAATAAGGGTGTTGGTTTGGGATATGGTGACTGATGTCGTGCTATTAAGGTAGGCATTGGAGTCAGAAAATACTCCAATTTGGCTCATCGTGGTGCCAGTAATATTGCCGATAAGAACAGGAGTATTTGTGGCGTTGCTGATGCTGTTTAGGTTTTGGCAAGGAGCAGCAACCAAAGCCTGCAACCCACTCCCAGAAACGTCGTAGAAGCCGTCAAACTGCCAGAGATTTTTGTCAGAGGCAGTGAAGTTGGACAGTGTGTATTCTGTAAGTCCTGCGCCCACGCCGTTGTTGTCAATGGCAAGCGACTCCAAGCCATTGTTGTAGCCGCTGTAGATGTAGTTGATGCCGTCTTGGGCATTTACCCAGATGCCACGAGATGGGCCATTTAATTGGGATGAGATGACTCGATAGCCGCCAATCTTGCGTGGGCGACCACGCTGAAAACGAACCCACTGTCCATCGGTGTAAAAGTTTTTGTCAAAGACTGTCCCGTCCCGTTGAATACCAGCAACGGTGTCAAGAGAAAAAACTTTGTTTCCCATTAGAACGACCCACCTGCAATGCCGCCTGTAACGCCACTGCCAAATGTTCCAGAGCCGTTGACAACCAATCCAGTGGCAGTGAGGTCAAATCTTTGTACACCAAGCACAGCAATACCAAACTCACCAGATCCGGGGCGGTAGATACCAGTGCTTGTCTCCGAAGCAAAGTTTAATGATGGAGATCCAGCAGATCCGTTTGCCAAGGATGTCGAGCTTGCGCCAGCAGCAACTGTTGCGGCGTTAAGCATATTGACCGAATCGCATAACAGGATTGCCTGTGCGCTTGCCGTTACGGTCGCCGTGGCACCACCAGTTGCGTTTGTCGTAAAGGTAATGGTGTATCCAGAACCTCCGCCATCGGTCTGGTTGGTGATGTAGTAGACCTGAATGGTCTGCGGCAACACGATTGTCACGTTACCACTCAGGGTGCCTGTGTACTTCTGGATGGTGTTGGATGCTTCTGCTGATGTCAGGGTGTACGTTCCAGTGGTCACCGCCTTTGTCAACTGGCTGAAGTTAAACGTAGCATTTTGACCAAGGCCAACGGTGTAGAAGGCGGCACCAGAACAGGAAATAATGCAGGAGTCAGCAGGTTGCATCGAGATAGACGATGCTCCGTTGATCAAGTCGCCGCCAGAAGGCGATACCGTAAGGGTTCCGCTGCCGTTGTTGCGCAGAAGCATGAACCAGTTGTTGCCCAAGGTAGCCGACCCTGTCAGGGTCAAAGTCCCAGCACCAGCAGTCCACACATAAGACGAAGCACGATCAGAGGCAAGCGCCGTATAGGACGTGCCAAAGGTCTGCACTGGATAGGAGGTGTTCAGAGTGCTGCTGATTGCCAGCAAGCCGTAACCAGCAAGGGTGGCTGCATCGGTGTTGGATGAACCAACGCCAAAAGCAATGATTCCCCAAGTACCGGCGGTTGTTGCGTTAGCCGTGATGTAGATGTACTGAGCTTGACCGGGGTTGACCGTAACAATAGTCCCAGCGCCACCATAGTTCTTGACCGTTAGGACTACCGAACCAGTGTTCCGGATCAACGCATCTTGGCCTACCGAAGCCTGATTGGCTGGCGGCATCTCCAAAAAATAAGAGGTGCTGGGGGTAGAAACCTCCATGATCCGAGCAGCCGCATCATCGGTTGCTGTGCCATTGATAGGCCACTCCAGTTGCAAAGTGGATGTCAGTGTGATTGAACGGTACGAAACGTCCGTTGGCTGGATTACTTGTCCAGTAAATGGGCTAGTGAAACTCATACATCCCTCGCAATTGCTTGACGGTCAGCCAAACGCAAGATATTCTCATTCTGCAAGACACCAATGATCTTGTCGTATTGAGCTTGCCACATTGGTATGCGTTCGTCGTTTTTCAGGAAAGGCATCGCTTGCAAAAGCGATCCATAAAGCAGCGCCTGTGGGGCGTACTGCGTGAACCAATTGGATTGGTTGGAAGAATCAAGGGGCTGGTTACGCTCGTAATACAGCACCTCGTAGGTGTATGCAGTAGACGGAGTAGGCGCAATCAACCAATGCTCGTAGTCATAATCGCAGAAGTACAGTGGAACGCTCGTTGAACTGGCGTTGGGCCAGTATTCACGCAAATACTCGTAGGTGCGCAGCAAAATAGGCTGGCGACTACCTGCAACGGTCACGTTCATCGACACAGTTTTGCGCCAGCGGGCTGGTTTTGCCACAGTGGCCTCGTTTGCCACCATTGTGCTTTGCACCACCACCAAATTGCCCAAAAACTTGATTTCGGAGGCAATAATTTGCTCCGCCAGCATAATGAACTGTGGGATTTTGTTGAGCGTAGCGGTGTCAGTACGCTCCAAATAGGACTGGATGTCTTCCACAAGGGAGTCATACGTCATTACTGAGGCGGTTGTCATTTAACTACCTTTAAGATAAAAATAGGGCACGTTCATCAATGCGGCGGTTTTGCAACCCTTTGAGGATTTTACCCCCGCCCATGCAATACTTCAAGAACTCGTCCGCAGCACCCGCTTTATCGCCCCGTAACAATTTCTGGCGAAGCGTAGAACGCTGGAGTGTCCCAAGGCCGCAGTTAAAAGAGAAACTGACAAGCCCATCAAACATACCTTGTGTAAGGCTGACAGGACAGAATTGTTCGACCCCGCGCTCAAATCGAGCCAAATCTGCTGCAAGTATTCCATCTACTTCCTCCATAGGGAAAACCCTATCATCTTCTGGGCGTAGGGCAAAGCTATCACGCTCTTCCAGTTTCAACCGCCCTTGCTCAGGGTACAGCACATGGCCTACGCCAATTGTCCAAAGGCGGGCGCTACAGCGATATGCACGCTGGCGGGTGCCCTCGTGGTGCTTAATTACCCCCAGCGCTTTGTCCGAGACTTTCATTTGCCGAACGCTCTGCCGCCAAAGTGAAACGCGATAATCGAAGCGAACAGCGCTTGAGTGTTGGAATCCCAGAGCTTTTCAGCCAGTACAGGGAACTGAACGCCGTTGTTGTAGCCGTAGATGAACAGGCCGATATCCACGAATACCAGCAAACCAAAGAAGCCAAGGGTAATAAAGCTGCGGACACCTGCACGGAGGTTCTTCATCCACTGGCTGGTTCCCTCGTTGAGCGACTCATCGTGCTGGTAGATGGCGTTCATCTCAGCGACTTGGGCGTTTACGAGGTTCTCATTGCCCTTGGCAGTGGTTTCCATCTCAAGTTGGGCGCTGTGTATCTGTTCTATACGCTCCTGCGCTTCAAACCCGGCCTTGCGTAACTCAAGCTCCCGCTCAATCTGCATCCGGGCCAAATCCAGTTCGTGGCGTTTGTCCTGCCGGTCTTGGAAAAAGTCCAACAGCTTGGGCAAGCCGCCCATCAGGAAGGAGATTAGAGTTGATAGGATGGTAAGCATGGTTTAGTCCTTCCCGGTCAGGGATTTGATTTTGTTGTTTACTGGGGTT